TACCATTGGGGCATCAAGGGCATGAAATGGGGGGTGCGTCGATATCAAAATAAAGATGGGACTCTGACTGCGGCAGGACGAAGCCGATATGTAGGGAGTAACGCTGAAGGAACAGATGAAAAGTCACAAAAGAGAGTGGGGCTTTCAGACAAACAAAAAAGGGCGTTGAAAATCGGCGCAGCGTTAGCGGTTGCTGCATTGGGAACGTATGGCGGGTATCGCTTGGCAAAGTCTGGCAAGTTAGAGCCATTTGTTGCTGCAGGCAAACAAAAAGCTGCTGAACTTATGGAAGAGGCGGGAAAAGAGCGGAGTTCGACTCCTAAAACTCATGCACATTCAGACTATACGCGAGCGCATGAGAAAAAGAGTGTTCGAGTGCTGAGCGATGAAGAACTTAATGCTAAAATTAACCGGTTGCAAAAAGAAAAGCAGTATGAATCACTGATTGCTACTCCGAGCAATGTGAAAAAGATGCTTGCGACAGCCGGAACGGCCGCATCAGCATTAGGAACCATAAGCACATTGTACAACAACTACAACGCTGTGGCCAAAATCGGAAAAAATCTTATTGCCTCAAAGAAAATCCAGAATCGTATGAGCACGATGAAGGTTCACTCAGAATAAGAAAGGCATCTATGAGAAGTGAAGCAACGATTGGCTCCCGCCTGAAACGGGCGTGGAATGCCTTTACGAACCGGGACCCTCCCGGGAAGAACTACTATGGCGGAGGGAGCAGCTACCGGCCTGACCGGGTACGGCTGAACCGTGCAAACGACCGCACGATCATGACTGCCATATACACCCGCATTGCCATGGACGCAGCGGGCATCACAATCAACCACGTAAGGCTCGATGAAAACGGACGCTACGACGAAACCGTTGATTCGGGCCTTAATTGCTGTCTGAACCTTTCCGGCAACAAGGACCAGACCGGCAGGGCGCTGCGGTATGACATGTTCCTTTCTGTACTGGACGAGGGCGTGGCGGCGCTGGTGCCGGTGGACGTGGATGTGGACGAAGAGACCGGCAAAGCGAAGATCCTTTCCATGCGGGTGGCGAAGGTGAAGGAATGGTACCCCGATGATGTGCGGCTGGAAGTGTACAACGACCAGACCGGGCAGAAAGAGGAGATTACCCTGCCGAAAGCAGAAGTGGCCCTGATCGAGAACCCGTTCTACGCCGTGATGAACGAACCGAACGGCACCATCCAGCGCCTGATCCGCAAGCTGAACCTGATGGACGTGGTGGATGACCAGCTGGGATCTGAAAAACTGGATCTTATCATCCAGCTGCCATACGTAGTGCGCAATGACATCCAGAAAAAGAGAGCGGACGACCGGAGAGCCGAGATCGAACGGCAGTTGACCGGTTCTAAATATGGCATTGCCTATACCGATGGTTCGGAACACATTACACAGCTGAACCGCAGCCTTGAAAATAACCTCCTGAAAACCGTGGAATACCTGACCAATATGGCATACAGCCAGTTAGGCATTACCCCGGAGATCATGAACGGTACAGCAAGCGATGCGGTGATGACAAACTATGAGAACCGTACCATTGAACCCCTTGTGGCAGCAGCCGTGGACGAGCTGAAGCGAAAGTTTTTGACCGAGGAGGACCGGAAGGAAGGCCGCGAGAGTATGATGTACTTCCGCGATCCGTTCAAGCTGGCACCGGTGAGCGCCGTTGCCGAGATGGCGGACAAGTTTACACGCAACGAGATCCTGACAAGCAATGAGTTCCGGCAGCTGCTGGGAATGAAGCCCTCGAAGGACCCGAAGGCGGACGAACTGCGGAACAGCAACATTTCACAATCCGACGCGGAGATTGCTGAGAGAAACAAAACGATCACGGCTGGAAAGGAAGCCGTAGAAAGGAGTATGGCAAATCAAAATGGCGAAGTTTGATTATGACTGCAGCGGCTGGGCCACGAAGGCTAAGACCAAGTGCTATGATGGCCTGACCATTGCACCGAATGCGTTCCAGGAATGCGACGGTAAAGTTGTGACCATGGTGTACAACCATGACCATGACAACCTGGAAAACGTCCTTGGCCACTGCCTGCTGGAGAACCGGCCCGGGGGCATGTATTGCTACGCAAAGTTCAACGATACGGATACCGGCCGGACCGCGAAGGCCTGCGTGGAAAATGGCGACCTGAACGCTTTTTCCATCTATGCAAACTGCATCAAGAAGACGGGCAACACTGTCCAGCACGGCATTATTCAGGAAGTGAGCCTTGTGCTGGCAGGCTGCAACCCGGGTGCGCTAATCGATGAGGTGGTGAAGCACAGTGCCGACGAGGACTACGAGGGCGGCGAAGCATTCATCTACACAGACGGCGGCCTGAGTATTACCCACGGACTGGACCCGGACGGCGAACCGCTGGACGACCTTGTACACAGCGGCAATGCAGCGACCGACGAAGTAACACAGGAGGAAGCCGAGATGGCGGACGAACAGAAGGACGGCAAGACGCTGAAAGAGGTGTACAACAGCATGACACCCGAACAGCAGGAGTGCTGCCACGCACTGGTGGGCATGGTCCTGGAAGAGCGTGACGGCAAAGAGACTGACGATGAGGAGGAAGAAACCGTGAAGCAGAACGTATTTGAGAAGGACACGAAGGGCACCGTGCTGAAGCACAGCATCGACGAGATCAACAAGGTGGTGAAGACCGCCAAGACCTGCGGCACCATGAAGGCCGCTTTTGCAAATGCCGGCATTGAGGACAGTGAGGTGGACGCTTTGTGCCACGGCATTGACAACATCGACTGGCTGTTCCCGGAAGATCACCTGCTGGACACCCCGCCCCGCATCATTGACAAGCCCGACGACTGGGTGAGCGTGGTGATGGGCGGCGTGAAGCACATCCCGTTCAGCCGCTTCAAGAGCCTGTTCGCCGACCTGACCGAGGACGATGCACGTGCCAAGGGCTACCTGAAGGGCAACTACAAGACGGAAGAGGTGTTCGGCCTGCTGCGCCGCTCCACCGGCCCGACCACGGTGTACAAGAAGCAGGAGCTGGATCGCGACGATGTGGTAGACATTGCCAGCTTTGACGTGGTGGCATGGCTGCGCAACGAGATGCGCTACAAGCTGAACCGTGAGCTGGCACTGGCCTACATTCTGGGTGACGGCCGCATGGCAGCAAGCCGCGACAAGATCGATGAGAACTGCATCCGTCCGGTCTTCAATGACGCCGACCTGTTTACCATCAAGGTGCAGGTGAAGACCACCGGCCTTTCCACCGTGGAGGACAAGTACAAGGCCTTTATCAAGCAGGTCATCCGTGCCCGCAAGGACTACCGCGGCAGCGGCACCCCGACCATGTTTACCACCGAGGATGCCCTGACCGAGATGCTGCTGCTGGAAGACGGCATGGGCCGCCCGCTGTACACGGACGAGGCCGCACTGGCCCGCAAGCTGCGTGTTGCCAAGATCGTGACCATTCCCGAGATGGAAGGCCGCAAGGGTGCCAAGGGCGGTGATCTGGCTGCTGTGATCGTGAACCTGGCCGACTATACCGTGGGTGCGGACAAGGGCGGTGCCGTGAGCATGTTCGATGACTTTGACATCGACTTCAACGCACAGAAGTACCTGATTGAGACCCGCTGCTCCGGTGCGCTGACCAGCCCCTACAGCGCTATGGCCTTTGAGTGGGCTGCCTGAGAGACTCCTTCAGTCTCACAGTCCGCCTGACGGCGGCGCTGTTCGCCAGCTCCCTCAATGAGGGAGCCTTTTTCAAAGGAAAGGATGATAGAAAATGCTGAACAAGCTCTATGAGCAGGGCAAGGACCTGCACGTTGCAAACTATGTGGCCTATGGCAAGACCGCTGACCACAAGCTGTATGCCGACGAAGGTTATAATGAGACCGTGACCAAGGCCGAGATCGAGGATGCCTTCAAGAAGGGCCGTCTGGTGATCGTGGAGGGCGCAAACTATCTGGTGCCCGTGGCATTTGGTGCGACCGGCGTGATCACCGTTGTGACCGGCGAGACCGTGAAGACCCAGGCATGGGTTGCTTCTGCGGAGTAAACCCTCTCACCGTCACAGTTCGCTTGCGCGAAGCTATGACGGAGCTCTCCCGAAGGGCGAGCTTTTTTCAAAATGAATTGGAGTGAAAGTGCTATGAGCAAGTGGTTTGGGAAGCTTGGTTTCGTGGAGACCAAGGAGACAGAGCCGAGTGTGTACTCGGAGATCGTGACAGAGCGTGACTGTTACGGCGACCTGACACGGAACACGCGCAGGAACCAGTCCGGCGACAAGGTGAACGATGATATCAGCCTTGCGAACACGCTAAGCATCATCGCTGACCCGTATGTTCAGGAGCACTTTTGCAATCTCCGGTATGTGACGCTTTACGGCGGAAAATGGAAGGTGACGGACGCGAGCGTGGAGTACCCGCGCATCGTGCTGACGCTGGGAGGGTTGTGGCATGGCAACGAAACTGAGTGAAAGACGCTCCGGGCTGGATGCGCTTTTGCGCAGCATCGTGAAACAGCGGTGCGGCAGTGAAAACGTGTACTACCAGCCGCCTGCAAACCTGCGGATGAAATACCCTTGTATCTGCTACAAGTTGGAAAAGATCCGCAGCCCGAAGGCTGACGACC